CGTGCGCGAATACCACAACCTCAACAGTATGTCAACACCTAATGCAGGTTATGCAGTGGTTATGTAGTGGTTATGTAGTCCCTATATAGTGGCTATGTAGTACCTATACAGATATACACACTTACTGCCCAGCTTTACAGGTGACTACTCAGGACTACTCAGTCACCGCTAGTGCTGGTGTTATGCAGTGTTATGTAGTAGCTATAGTGTGACTCGATAGTCCTATGTAGTCTGCATTAGTGCTTGACCTCTATAGCTATATAGTGTAATGAAGACTGGGGCGGGGGGGCTGGGCAGGTCTTGTTAATCTTATTAGTACCCGCCTAGATACAGCAGAAGCTAAATAGAAAACCCCCTTAATTACAAGGAAGATTAGGTAGGCTATGCAGTACACTAGAGAATAGGACAGGTCTCTGATAACTAAGGAGAAATAACGCCACTGCGGAGGCTATTTAACCCTCTCAGAATCCGCCTCAGAGACTTTAACAAGGGACACGGAGACTATGTAGCATTGGACAGCTAGACTTAACAGAACTAATTAGTCCTTAGAGGTAAATAGTTCTTGACTTCTTAGCTGAAACGTGCTATAATAGCTCTATAGTGTAAAGAGTTACTTAAAAGGACTGATAGGTATAATGATTATTATCTCTTATCAATAACCACTTAGGTTAAACAGCTCTTAAGTTCTCTAGAGTTCTTCTTAGTTCTCTAGAGTGCGGAGCACTGAAGACTACAGAGTCTCTTTAACCCTTATAGGATTGGTTATGACTGTTAAGAAAACAGGTGCGCCTTCTAATGCTAAGAAGAAAGCGTTATCTAAAGGAAACAGAGGAGTTGTTGGTAGACCTAAAGGGGATGCCGCAGTAATTAACGAGTACAAGACAAGGATGTTAGCGTCCCCTAAGTCTAGGAAGGTGTTAGACAGTATAATGGACGCGGCATTGAACAATGAGCATAAACATCAGGCAGTAGCTTGGAAGATTGTTGCAGATAGGATACTACCTATAGCCGCATTTGAGAAAGGTGTTAGAGATTCTGGTGGTAAGAGTGCTATACAGATTAACATTACAGGTATGACTGGTGTTACCACTGTGTTAAGCGGTGATGAGGATAACATAGACGATGGAGACTACGAAGAGGTAGAATAGAGAGTATCTGTACGGCTTAGTTGCCCCTCTTCAACTGAGCTGTTCGTGATAGGGCTGGGTATCCCTTCAACTGCCCCCTACTAATTATCGAAGAGGCTTTTATGAAACACTTTAAGGTAGAAGAGTTCGATTGTACACACACAGGTAAGAATGAAATGGATAAGGATTTCCTAGCTAAGGTAGATTTGTTACGTTCAGCTTGTGAGTTCCCTTTCAGGATTACTTCAGGCTACAGAGACGCAACACATCCTGATGAATGTAACAAACCAAACGGTGGTGGTACACATACTAAAGGCATTGCCGCAGATGTTTATGTCTCAGGCGGTGTACAGCGAAGAAGAATTATAGAAGAGGCTTTACGACTAGGCTTCACAGGTATCGGAGTAGCTAAGAGCTTCGTCCACGTAGACACAAGAAACACTGTACCTGTTATCTGGGTATACTAAGGGGTATTTTTTGGCGGATCTAAATGTCAGTCTCTTTCCGTGGCAACAAACGGTTATGGAGTCGGAGGCACGTTTTAAAGTAGTAGCCGCTGGTCGTCGTACTGGTAAGTCTAGGTACGCGGCTTGGGAGCTTATCATCAATGGTTTATCTGACAAGAAAGGTCAGGTGTTCTACATAGCTCCTACACAGCAACAAGCAAGAGACATCATGTGGGATATGTTACTAGAGCTTGGTAGCGAAGTTATACAGAAAGCTCATATAAACAACTTACAACTTACCTTAATCAATGGTGCTAAGATTACATTGAAAGGTGCGGATAGACCTGAGACAATGCGAGGTGTCTCTCTGAAGTACTTGGTAATGGACGAGTACGCAGATATGAAGTCTTCAGTGTGGGAGCAGATACTACGCCCAGCACTAGCGGATAATAAAGGACATGCTTTGTTTATCGGTACACCTCTTGGACGTAACCAGTTCTACGACCTGTATCAATTTGCTGGTTCTAACTCAAAAGATAGTAAGAACTGGGAAGCATGGCACTACACAAGTTATGATAATCCGTTGATGGATCCAGAAGAGATTGGGGAAGCCAAGAATGCAATGTCTGCCTTTAGCTTTCGCCAAGAATTTATGGCAAGTTTCGAAGCGCAAGGTAGTGACTTGTTTAAAGAAGAGTTTGTTAAGTTTAATAAAGAGGAACCCGCTATTGGTTCTTTCTATATCGCTGTTGACTTGGCTGGTTTTTCTGAAGCTGGAAAAATACAGACTAAGAATCATCGGCTGGACTCTACAGCTATCAGCGTGGTTAAAGCAAGTGAGAATGGTTGGTGGGTTGCCGACATTATCCACGGTAGGTGGGGTGTTAAAGAGACGGCTAGAAAGATATTCCAAGCTAATGAGAAGTATAGGCCAGTGGCTTTAGGCATTGAGAAGGGCGCTCTTAAGAACGCAGTGGCTCCTTACCTTAACGACCTTATGAAACAACACCAAAGGTTCTTCCGTATTGAGGAGCTGACACACGGTAACAAGAGAAAGATAGATAGAATAGTATGGGCTTTACAAGGTAGGTTTGAGCATGGAACTATAGAGCTTAATGTAGGAGAGTGGAACGCCCCTTTCTTAGATGAGTTGTTCCAGTTCCCTAACACTATGGTACACGATGACTTAATAGACTCCTTAGCTTATATAGATCAGTTAGCTACAATAGCATACGCAATAGACTACGAAGAAGAAGATTATCAACCAATGGATGCACTCACAGGATACTAAGAATGATAGATAACGACGAAGGTTTAGGTACATTTGAGACTCTTGAAGGTTGGGTAATGACTAAGTGTGACGCATGGCGTGACCATTACAGTGCTAACTATCAAGCAAAGCATGACGAATACTACCGACTATGGCGTGGTGTGTGGGCAGAAGAAGACAAGACAAGAGGCTCAGAACGCTCTAAGATTATTGCACCTGCTCTACAACAAGCAGTTGAATCCTCTGTAGCTGAAGTAGAAGAAGCTACCTTTGGTCGTGGTCTTTGGTTTGATATTAAAGACGATGCCGCTGATGAAGACAATAAAGATATTGCGAACCTACGTGAGATGCTTCGTGTGTCTTTTGTTAAGAACAAAGTACGCAAAGGCATTGCAGAGTCTATGCTTAACGCGGCTATCTTCGGTACAGGTATCGGTGAAGTTGTGATGGATACTGTTAAGGATATGAAACCAGCAACACAGCCTGTAATGGGTGGTGATATGACTGCTGTAGGCGTAGAGATTGTGGATAGGACTTGTGTTAAGTTCTTACCTGTTATGCCTCAGAACTTCCTTATTGACCCTCTAGCTCGTTCTATTGAAGAAGCTTTAGGTTGTGCTGTAGACCGCTTTGTACCTATGCATACTATCGACCAAGGTATTGAAGACGGTATCTATCGTGACGTAGAAGTTGGTGAAGCCTCTTCTGACTTTAACATAGAAGCTGATAAAGACTTAGGCGCTGTATACCAAGATGATAAGGTACGTCTTACTAAGTACTTCGGACTTGTACCACGTAGGTTGTTAGATTCAGCTATGGCTGAGGAAGAAGCTGAGGAGATTACAGACTTCGGTGCAGACACTGCTGAAGATGATCACAGCGAGTTAGTAGAAGCTGTCGTTATCATTGCTAACAACGGTATCCTTTTAAAAGCTGAACCATCTCCTTACATGATGGCAGATCGACCAGTCGTAGCATTCGCATGGGATAGTGTGCCTAGCCGCTTCTGGGGCAGAGGGGTATGTGAGAAAGGGTATAACAGTCAGAAGGCGTTAGACGCAGAACTACGAGCTAGAATAGACGCTCTCGCATTGACCATCCACCCTATGATGGCTATGGATGCCTCACGTATGCCTAGAGGGTCTAAGCCTGAGATAAGACCAGGAAAAATCATAATGACCAACGGCAACCCTGCCGAGGTTCTACAGCCCTTTAACTTTGGTAACGTATCTCAAGTTACCTTTGCACAAGCAGATGCCTTACAACGCATGGTACAGTCTTCTACAGGCGCAGTAGACAGTGCTGGTGTATCAGGCTCTATTAATGGAGAAGCTACAGCGGCAGGTATGTCTATGTCTCTAGGCGCTCTTATTAAGAGACACAAGCGTACACTTATTAACTTCCAAGAGTCTTTCCTTATACCTTTCATTGAGAAGGCCGCTTGGCGCTACATGCAGTTCGAACCGGAGATATACCCTGTAGGCGATTATGACTTCGTAGCTTCTAGTTCTTTAGGTGTTGTTGCTAGAGAGTATGAAGTAAGCCAGCTAGTTCAGTTGTTACAAACTATGAGTCCAGAGTCTCCTCAGTACAATATGATTATCAGCTCTATCATTGACAACATGAGCCTGTCTAATCGTGAAGAGTTAATGGCACAGTTGGAAGCCTTATCTACACCTGACCCAGAAGCTCAACAGGCGCAACAGCAAGCTCAGCAAGCCGCACAGCAAGCAGAGATGGAGTTCAAGGCTAGCCAGACTGCCGCTCTTACTGCACAGGCTGGATACGACAACGCTAGAGCAGAGAAGGCCGCGGCTGAAGCAGGTATGGTTCCTATCGAAGCTGAGACTAACCGTATGAGAGCTATGACTAGCGATCTTAACGAAGGTAAAGAAGATGCCGCAGAGTTTGATAGACGGTTGAAGCTGGGTAAACTTAAGCTAGACGCTAGTAAACTCAAGTTAAACGAACGCTCTGTAGCCGCTAACGAAAGACAACAAGCAACACCCCAACCACCACCAAGAGGAATAGCGCAATGATTACAAGTAAAGAATTACAAGCAGTAGTAGATCAGATTAACGGTCGATTTGATGCACTCAACAAAGACATTGCCGATCTGCAAAAGAAAGTCAAAGCACTGTCAGGGTGTGGCAGTAACGTGAAAACACCAAAGGATAAGAAGTGAGAACAACCTTCCTCGGACTCTTGTTACTAGGGAGTTCGATGGCGTATTCCCTGTGTGAAGACTACACTATACTACAGGAGGCTTATATTAACTGCGTAAGCGATTTAAAGCCTACGGCCTATGTCGAGGTACAGGGGCACTACTACGTCGCTTACAGAGCCTCCTACGACCTCTGGTTGGTATACAAGGATGGCGCTTTAATTTACTACAGCAAGACTGAGGTATCATTTGTATGAAAAAGACGAGTGACGCAGGTAAAGGTGGCGACCGACGTAACGAAGATAAGAAGAGAATTGATAAGAACTGGGACGCTATAAAGTGGTCTGACTATAGTAAAGAAAAGAAATCAAAATAGTCCTTGACTTCTGAAGAAAACTATGTTATACTGTACAGACATTGACAATTACTAAGAGGGTAACAATATGCAGGACACACAACTAGAGAAATACTTTAACGACGTATATAGTCTTGTAGAGACTGAAGGGTGGAAGACGCTAGTTTCTGACATCAAAGCTGATGCAATTAACATAAGCTCTGTAGAGCTTACTAAAGATAACAACGATCTACAGTTCCGTAAAGGACAACTGAACGTCATGGCTCACATTATTAACTTTGAAACTTCAATAAGAACAGCTCACGACAACGCCCTAG